TTAAAACATACACCAACGAAAATGAAACGGTTTTAGATTTTACTATGGGAAGTGGCACAACAGGAGTAGCAGCAAAGAATTTAAACAGAAACTTTATAGGTATTGAGCAAGATGAAAAGTATTTTAAGATTGCTGAAGAAAGAATTAATAAGCAGGAAAAACAATTAAAGATATTATGACACTATATACTTGCGAATGCGGTAAGGAACAAAAAGAAGTTGGCAAAGCTACAATAGTCCTAAGAGATGAAAAGTGGGTATGTAAAGAAGCTCAGTGCAGTTGTGGTAAGTATATGGATAGCGAACCAACAGACGGAATGCCTAGCCTTAAAAGAACTGAAGCATCATTAAGTAAAAAAAAAAGAGGTGATAAACTTTGGGCAGGTGCAAAAGAAAAGCTAATAGGAACAAGAGGAATAAATGAAGACTACTAAATGAAGTTTGTAATAAAAGACAATAGAGACAAGCAAAGCCTATTTAGTTACCTAAAAGAATTAGAGAACGACTACATAGTTAGTGTAAAGAAACAAAGAAACACAAGAAGCAATATGCAGAACAGTTACTATTGGAAATGTATCGTACAAGGACTAGCAGAAGAACTAGGATATTTCCCTAATGAAATGCACGATGCTTTAAGAGCTAAGTTCTTATCAGAATATGAAATGATAAGTTTTAACGATAATCAAATAGTAATAAATAAAATAGGAAGTACAACAGCTTTAAACACAAAAGCCTTTGAGCAATATACAGAACAAATAAGGATATGGGCTTTAACTGACTTAGGCATAAGGCTTATGCTTCCAAATGAATATGAATAATTTCTATTATATATTAGGGATTGAATAATCAATCTATTTCAATTATGGATAAACGAATAAACAATGGCGGTGCTAGGAAAGGAGCAGGACGCAAGTCTAAGGCAGCAGAACAAAAGTTAATAGAGAACTTAACACCAATGAACGAGAAGGCTTTAAAATCTTTAGAAAGTGGTATTGACAAAAAGGAACAATGGGCGGTCAAGCTGTTCTTTGAATACTTTTATGGTAAACCTCAACAAAGGGTAGATGTTACAACAAATGATGATAGTATTAATATGCCTTTAATAACATTTGTAGAAACTGATACTGAGTAATAAATATAACCCTCTTTTTAATTCTGACGCTAGATACTTTATTATTACAGGTGGTAGGGGTTCAGGAAAGTCTTTTGCTGTAACAGTCTTTTTGACTTTACTTACTATGTCTAAAAACATAAGAGTATTGTTTACAAGATTTACAATGGTATCGGCTCACCTATCTATCATTCCTGAGTTCTTAGAAAAGATTAGTCTGTTAGGCTTTGAAAACATCTTTAGTGTAAATAAAGCAGAGGTTGTTAATTTAGGAAACAAGTCAGACATTCTATTTAGAGGTATTAAGACATCAGCGGGAAACCAAACAGCAAGTCTAAAATCTTTACAAGGAATAAGCACTTGGGTGCTTGACGAGGCAGAAGAATTAATAGACGAGGATATATTTGATACTATTGATTTAAGTATTAGAGAAAAAGAAATACAGAATAGAATTATACTTATACTTAATCCTGTAACTAAAGAGCATTGGATATACAAAAGGTTTTTTGAGGACAAAGGAGTAGAAGCAGGTTTTAACGGCGTTAGAGACAATGTATGCTACATTCATAGTACATACCTAGATAATGAAGATAATCTATCACAGAGCTTCCTAGAGCGTATTAACACTATAAAGCATAGAAACTTTAAAAAGTATCAGCACAAAATCTTAGGAGGTTGGTTGGACAAAGCAGAAGGAGTTGTATTTGAGAATTGGTCAATAGGAGAATTTAATCCTGATGGACTTCAGACTTCTTGCGGTATGGACTTTGGTTTTAGTGTAGACCCTGATAGTCTTACTGAAGTAGCTATTGATAAAAGGAAACGTAAGATATATTTAAAAGAACATATCTATAAGAACGGATTAAAGTCAAATGAGTTGGCTAAAATAATATTAGACAAAGTAGACAACAAACTTATCATAGCTGACTCAGCAGAACCAAGACTAATTGCAGACCTTAGACACTTAGGGGTTAATATTAAACCTGTAAAAAAAGGAACTATTGAAAGCGGGATAACTCGTATGCAAGACTATGAATTAATTGTAACTCCTGAAAGCACTAACATAGCTAAAGAATTGAACAACTACATATACGCTGACAAAGGTTCTAAGCTTTATGTAGATAACTACAACCACGCAATTGACGGGGTTCGTTATAATGTTATTTATCACTTAGATAACCCTAACGCAGGTAAGTATTATGTGCAGTAAACTAAAAACAAGAAATTTCTATTATATAACAGATGAAAGTAAAAGTTAAAAAAGAAGGTAAGGTAAAAGAGTTCAAACTTATTAATAGTTGGGAAGATGTAACTCTTGAAAAATGGTTGCAACTGATTGACTTTGAAACAGGTAGTAAGACTAAAGAAGCAACTGAAACAATAACAGCTTTATCTAACATTCCTAAGCAGTTAGTAAAGGAATTAGCTTTATCAGATGTAGCTGTAATAATGAGCAGAATTGCAGAATTACAAAATAATCAAAACACAAAGTTAAAAAGGATTATTGAAATAGATGGTATTGAGTACGGCTTTCACCCTGATTTAGATAGTATAACATTAGGTGAATATGCAGACTTAGAAACATTTATAAAGGGTGGAATTGAAAAGCACTTACCTGAAGTGATGGCTGTTCTTTATAGACCTGTAAAAGAAAAGAAGAATGATGTTTATATTATTGATGCTTATGATGGAGACATTCGGCTTAGGACAGAAGAAATGAAAAAGATGTCAGCTCAACAAGTGCAAAGTGCATTGGTTTTTTTTTACACTTTAGGGAAGGAGTTGTCAGAGATTTTGCCATTGTATTTGATGGAGCAGCTGAAGGAAATGAAGACGCAATAGCTTCTGAAAGCTTTGCAGAGAAGTGGGGTTGGTTTGGTGTTATGTATAGATTGACAAATGGTGAAATAGTAAACTTAGAAAGAATAACGAATTTAGGACTGTTAGAGTGCTTGACTTGGTTAAGTTATGAAACAGACTTAAACTCACAAAACAAAGTTAAAAGAAATGGTAAACAATAAAAGCTATAATAATGTCGTGAACACTTTACTTAGGTTAGGTCAGTATCACGACCAAATCAGCACAACTTCAGTTGGAGATATATATGACCTTAATCTTGAAGTTATGGAGAAATTTCCGCTTATGCACGTAAACCCAACATCAGTAACAACAGGTGATAGTCAATTGACATATAACTTTCAAATATTTATTATGGATATGGTTTCTGAAAAGTCAAGTTGGCAAACTGCACAACAAGCGTCTTTAACTAAGTTAGTCAATACTAAGAACAATGAACAAGAAGTATTCAATCAGACTTTAGCAATATGTACAGATATTATAGGTATGCTTAGACACAGTTCAAGACAATCACTAGCAGGTGTCAATGATATTAATCATCCTATATATTTTACACAAGACCAATTCACTATTGAGCCGTTTCAAGAACGCTTTGATAATTTGTGTTGTGGATATGTATTTAACTTAGGAGTATTAGTTCAGAATGACTTTCAAACTTGTGATATTCCTGTAGGTACTAGGGGTGCAGGTTACTAATGCTAAAGTTTAAGATAGGAAGATTAATAGTTCAAATAGGATGGAAGAAATTTAAAATAACAATTAAGCTATGAAGTACGAAGACATATTAGAAAAACTAGAAGCAATAAGCATAGAGCTTGAAAGTTACAGCGACTACCCTGAAGCAGCTAGTAATAATGCTAAAAGAGCAAGAAAATGGAAGGAAGAAAACGGAAGCAGTTGTGGAACTAGGGTTGGTTGGACTCGTTCAGCACAACTAGCAGACAGAAAACCTATCAGTAGAGATACAATAGCAAGAATGGCATCATTTAAAAGACATCAGCAACATAAAGACGTTCCTTACTCAGAAGGTTGTGGGGGTATAATGTGGGATGCTTGGGGAGGTTCATCAGGTGTAAATTGGGCAATAAATAAACTTAAACAAATAGATAAAAAATAAAATGGCAGACTTAACAACAACAATTACAGAAAATGTAGTACTTAACGGCTCAGTCAGAGGTTCTACAAACACTTTAACAACAACAGGTATAGTAGATGTATTTGAAAGAATATTAACTTGTACTCACTCACAGACTACAACAGTAGCAGTATTTAATTCAACTCCTTATGGAGCTGATGGTGCTTTAGATGTAGAGAACTGTAAATACTTTAGAGTAACTAACCTAAGTACAGACCAAGATATGAAAGTAGCTTTTGTAACATCAGCAACTAACTATCAAGTAACTGTAAGAGCAGGGGGTTCTCATATCTTATTCCAAGCTGAAGAAGCATTAATTGGTGAAGAAGATGCAAGTCCTGCTTTTCCTACATTGCAAGATTTAGTTACTGTAGAAGTAAGACCTTCAGCAACAACTGATGTTCAAGTAGAAATATTTGCAGGTCTAGTATAATGAAGACAGAAGCACTTGAACGATACCTTAATAGCTTTGGTAAGCAAGTAGTAAACAGAGCAAAAGGAAATTTACAAAAAGCTAAAGGTGGTGGCACTAATTTAGAAAAGTCATTAAGCTTTAAAGTAATTACTTCTGCTGAAGGTTTTAGCGTTCAATTCTATATGGATAGCTATGGTACTTTTGTAGATAAGGGAGTTTCAGGAACAGATGTTAGAAGAAGTTTCAAAGATTATAAGGGCAGGAAAATTACAAGTCCTTATAAGTACACTTCAAAGCAACCACCTAGCAGGGTTCTTGACAAGTGGATAGTTAAAAAAGGAATAGCTCCAAGAGATGAAAAAGGAAGATTTATGTCAAGAAAAAGCATATCTTTTTTAATAGCTAGAAGCATTAAGAGAAAAGGAATACAAGGAATAAGTTTCTTTCAGAAGCCTTTGATGTTAGGTTTAAAGCAGTTTGGAAAAGAAATGTTAGGAGCAGTAAAAGATGATATCATTAATGGATTAACAACAGTAAAATAAATGACAACAATAGAACAAGAACCTTTATACCCTCAACTTCCTGTAGGACAAGAAGTAATTTTTGTAGTATCTAACAATACAATAGTAGCTACTCAAACAAATGTAAGATTCATTGCTGATGTTTATATAAGCGATACAACAGCAATTTCACCAACTACAACTACTGTACCAACAGCTACTTTTAAAACAACTCCAAACAATGCAGGAGTAGGTATATTTGATTTTAGACAAGTAGTTGAAAATTATGTTAGTGCTGATAATATGGCTGCAAACAATAGTGAGTATAAAGGAACTTTAACAACTGATGACACTCCACACCCTATTCATTTAATAGATAAATTTTCAATAAATAAAAAAGGTGCTAGATGGCTAACTATTCAGTTTAAAACTCAATATATTGACGCAAACGGAGACACCCAAATAGACACTCCACAAAATTCAGTAGATTATCAGATTTTCAATGGGTACTTAAAATACACTGATGAACTTGATATATTCAACAATGACTTTGGTTATAGCTTGGGTATTTTTAATTTATCTTCATCATCAGACAGGTTTTTAACTAACGCTCCTAAGACTCAGTATGCTAATTTAGAAGATTACGGAACAGTTGCTTTTTTAGCACCTAACGACAACTTAGAATACATACAACTAATATATCGAGATAGCTCAGGAAGTCAAATAGGAACAGAAGATGTTGATAAGGATTTTGCAAATGGAGCTTATGCTAATCTTGGTTCACAAATATCAAATAGACTTTTGTACTTAGGCTGTTTTCCTGCTAACTTACAGAATTGGAGTTCTACTTTTCAAGCGTTAGTTTCAGCAGGAACAATACAGGGCGGCTCAATAACAGTACAGGCTTTTGATAATTCTAATCCTATTTCAAAAGAATACA